ATCTGTCACACTTAGAATGTGAAATCTGCGGGTTCGACTCCCGCTCGGCCCACCAAACATTTGGGTTTGTCGTGTAGCTTGTAACTACGCCATACGTCTGAGGTGAATACCCTTGACAACCCATCCAAATTTAAACAGTAAGATGAAACAAGTCCCGATGATCCATAAGAAGGTATAGTCTTCGAACCCTGATATTGACTATAAGGATGGTAGGTGACTGTCAAAGACTTTTACTGTTTACTTGAGATTACTACAAACCCTTGTTCGATTAGACGGAGGTGAATATTAATCTTGCTGGCAGGTAAGCTGCTACAGTCGGGCATTGCTGTGAAGCACCCTGACACCATTAAGCGGGTTTAGCTCAGTCTGGTAGAGCAGGGGTTTTCCAAGCCTCGTGTCAACAGTTCGAATCTGTTATCCCGCTCCAACACTTCAAACAACTTAGTAATCTTTATAGTGGATTCCGAGCAAGTAATTCATGTGTTCTCCCCACGTTAAGTTCCTTCCACCGTCTATGGTGTCGGAGTCTACTATAAAGGTTATTCATCACCTTAAGGTTAATAATGAGTAGTAGTAGTATTGTATACAGGCCCCAAGAGGGCGCACAAGAAATAGCCATGAACTGTCCCGCCAATATCGTTGTATATGGCGGCGCTGCTGGTTCTGGTAAAACCCACTTAATGCTACTCAGACCTCTTCTACAAATCCACGATCCTAAATTTAACGCTATCTTCTTCCGAAGAACTGGACCTCAATTAACAGGTGCCGGTTCTGTATGGGATGAAGCTAAAATGTTATACGCGGACTTCGGCGCTCGTGTGCGTGAGAATGATCGTGAAATCATATTCCCTTCCGGTGCTAAGATGAAGTTCTCGCACATGGAACACGAAAAGAACAAAATGGATCATCAGGGTAAGCAATATACCCACGTTTACTTCGATGAAGGAACCCACTTCACTCAAGGCCAAATCACTTACCTAATGTCTCGACTGCGTTCAGCAGCGGAAGCACCCTCTTCAATGTTTATCTCATGTAACCCTGACCCTGATAGCTTTATTGCTCAGTTGATCGACTGGTGGTTAGATGATGATGGATTCCCAGATAAAGAGAAGTCTGGTAAGACCAAGTTCTACGGTAGCGTTAATAACGACATCTACTTCACAGATACAGAAGAAGAGATGGCGGAACTCTACCCACAAGTTGTTTGGATTCCAAAACCTGACGGTACAAAGATTTACGCATCTCCAAAGACTATCACCTTCATCGGTGGAACGATCTTTGATAACCCAGCTCTTATAGCCTCTAACCCTCAATACCTCGCAGAGCTTAACGCATTGCCTCAGGTGGAGAAGGATAGGCTTCTACACGGTAACTGGTACGCTCGTCCTGTAGGCTCTTCACACTTCCAAAGAAAATGGTTGCCAGTAGTTGAGAAAGTACCTAAGGGTGCTATCTATTGCAGAGCATGGGATAAAGCAGCAACAGAGCCTTCTGAAGTCAATCAACATCCAGACTACACAGCTTCTGTTAAGATGGCTAAAGACAGGCACGGTTTCTTCTACCTAATGGGTGATTACCACGAAGAGAACTTTGATAAGAGGGATTCAAAGCATACGAAGATCGAGGGACGCTTCAGAGAGAGATCTGGGATAAGAGATACCTTGATCCAGAAACAGGCTGAGAGGGACGGTACAGGCTGCACAGTGGTGTTCTCACAAGACCCCGGTTCAGCAGGTGTAACAGAGTTCACAGAGTCCGCTAAGAAGCTTATATGTGAAGGTCATGTAGTTAAGAAAGACCCTGCACCTACTCAGAACGGTAAGCTCACTCGTTACCTTCCATTTTCAAGTGCTGCTGAGAACGGTCTAGTCTTTCTTGTTAAATCAACATTCAGCCCTGCCACATTGGATGCATACTTTAAAGAGAGCGAGGCGTTTGACGGATTAAGATCCTCAGACCATCGTAAGGATGATTGGCCTGACTGTACAGCATCTGCTTTTAACTACTTATCATCTGCACGTACAGTTAATTTAGTATGTCGTAATCAAGGGCAAACTAAGACTATGGCATCCAATTTACTATCTACGGAGTTTGTTAAAGTCTCTGACTTAGAACAGATGGATATGAGAATTCAATGATTCACACCACTGACAATATATAATAGGGATAAAATATGGCCCAAACATTACCAGATATTAAAGCAGAAGCTGACGATTGGGTTAGCGTAAACACACTTACTAGTATTCCTATTGGGGGATACATGACGATAACTAATAAATCGTCTAGGAAGGTAGTGCTTAATGAGAGTGTCACAAAACCAGAAGCTTCTAGTAGAAGTGGCATCGTTCTATCTGCTTTAAGTGGAAACGAACCCTCAGGACTCGTCCCTGCTGCATCTCTTGAAATCTGGGCCAAAGGGCTAGGTGGAAGAGTAGTATTATCAGTACAACAGTCCTCGATTGTAACTAGTGGCGTAACTCCTATAGAGGTATCTAATAGGGGTTCAAGAGGCGTCCCTATGTTTGCACTAGATCAAACAACGAACCCGTTGTCTGTAGAGCTTCTGCAAGGACGAACCACCACTTCCCTAGCAGTTAACGCTGACAAGGGCGACACAGAAGTGACCCTGACAGGAGGACACGGTGCTGTAGTCGGTGATACTTTAGAAATGGCTTCTGCCACTGTCCAAGATCTATTTGTACAAGCTAAGATCACTGCTGTAGTTGTTAACGATATAACTATTGATCAACCATTGAATACCGACTACTTGACCACCGATATTGCCATTATTAGTACAGGTAATATGTTGGTTACTGCCTCTCTAGCAGCTCCTTCACTTTTCACAATACTTCCGCTCCCTACACAAGAAGGTGATATCGTTAGAATAGTTCTTGATCTTCGGGGAACTGGAGATATGGATTTTTCAAGTTTTGGCTCAGATGATGCTTTAACTAACGGTTGTGTTGTAAGAATTAAACAAGCTGATGGTAACTTCAGGAACCTGTTTAACTTTAAGAGTAACGGCGACTTCATTAGACAGGCTTTTGATCATAGCTTCCTATTCCCTAGGAAAGTGGGTAACACAGTTAAAGGTTTTACTTCTAGACTAACTTGGGGCGGTCAATCTAAACATGGCGTTGTTATAAGACTAGATGGTAGTCTTGGAGAAGAACTCCAAGTGCTTATACAGGACGACCTAGTAACTGGATCAGATAACACAGTATTTACCATGGTCGCACAAGGTCATGAAGTACAAGGTTAATAATAAACTACAGGAGATGTTAAAATAATGACACAAGAAAATAAAGCAGACCGTCTAGTAATCCTATCTAAAGGTTTCGGCGCTCGTTTTGAAAAAGAGTTCTTCCTACGAATCCAAGAAGCATTTGCTGGTGGATATCGTATCGCAGAGACAGATCTTCGTGATGACGTTTCTATGCGCAACTACCGTGGTCGTCAAGGTCGTGCTGTAATGTATATGGAAGGTACTGAACCAGCCCCTTTCGTCCCAGCAGTAGTAGAGGCAACAGCCCCGGTAACGGTAACTCCTTCTGTTAAGGAAGAGGTCGCAGAAGAAGATCTATCTACAGGCGTAGTTGAAAACGATCCTGTTAAGCTAGAGATTCCTGAAGTAAAGGAAAAGGCTCCTAAGAAGACCACTCGTAAGTCTGCTGCAAAGAAGGACTGAATATTAACAAACTCTCTCAAAGGATAAAAATATGTCTGAAGTAGAAAAAGCAGAGAGTTCTGGTACAACTGTGACACGTCCTTTCACTGAGAAGGGGCAACCACAGATTCTGACATCTCAAAGGTTTATTCGGGATCAACGTAAGGTTGACCTGCTAATGCCTAAACGTCTATGTACGTTTGATAAGATGGCAGAAGATGATTCTGTGGCTAACTCTATTGATGTCACTAATATCCTTGTAACCACAGCTATGCATAATGGCGAGTTTGTTTCCCCGAGTGGGACAGCCTCTAGTAAGATCGCAGCAGACTTCCTTAACTACGCCATTAGAAACCTAGGATCAGGTACTTGGCTGGAATCAATCAACAACTCTGTTACTGATCTTCAATATGGATTCTCATTACAGAATATTGTAGCAGAAACTCGTAGAACTGGCCCATTCGCTGGAGCTAAAGTTCTTAAGAAGTTATCCCCAAGGGATCAGAAATCAATCTATGGCTGGGTCTGGGATAAGAATCTTAGAGATTTAAAAGGTTTTGTACAGAAGCCTAATAGGGTTCAACTAAGAGAACCCAAAGCATCAGAATTCGAAAACGGTATTCTACTGTCTAGTATCTCAAATGGGACACTACGACCACGTTACCCTTTCAT